ATTCCTTTTTTAGTAGGATGGCTTGGAGTACGTTTTGGTTTATTTAATCCACTTAAACCATATCGTTTTAGTTTAGCTTTTTTAGGGTCTTCTGCCATTGGAAACTCTCCGTTTTGTAATCATTTTTTTAGTTTGTTTTTTCTTTTTATTTTTATTCTTCATAGGCGGTCTACTAATCTGCATTGGAATACTTGAACGAGATATTGGCATTATTTAACCTTTCTATATTTTCTAGTTTTTTTAGCTATAGTTTTAGGTTGCTTTACAAATTGTTTTCCTGCTTTAGTTCCTGCACGTTTAGCTTTAGTTGTAGCTGCATACTCTTTAGAAGATAAAGATTTAATTGCTTTTGCAGGTAAATACCTTTCTCCAGTTTTACTTGAAGGCTTACCTGACTTAGTACGCCATTTTTGCTTAGTCCAAGATTTTAAACTTTTCTGAGATTTTTTTAAAGCCATAAGTTATATTACTCTTCTGGATTATTTTTAACATAAAGAATTTCAAAATCAGAAGATACTAAGTTATTAGTACCAGAACTCACTGCTCTAACTTCTAAATCTGTTTTTTCTTCAAAAGGTAAAGGATATTCTATAAAAAAATCAGCAACACCACTCCTACCTATAGTTTGTTTTATCTGTGTTCTAAAAACTTTATTAATTTCACGAGATATAAAACTTGCTGTAATATACTGATTTATATTAGATGTACCTGATGCAATATTAATATGATTTATATAAGCTGTATATCCAGCAGGAACTGTCCATAATGCCATTAAAGTCTGATTTACGCCTAATGTAATTCTAGCATATGTAGTTCCACCATTAGTAATATTAATTGATCCTGTTGGTTCTTGTGACCCACTTACAAAAGCTCTATACACTCGTAAAAATGTTTGTGTTGTAGTTGCAGTCCCTGCTCCTGCAAGTGTAACCTCTTCGCTTACTTCATTATAATCAGTATCCAGACCTTCAATTGTAACTAAAACACCATTATCATCTGCAGGTGTTCCAGCAGTTGTTGTAGCTGTCATAGCTATAGCACTAGTAGGATAAACGTATAACCCTCCTACATCCCAAACAGTTTCTTCAGTTCCATTTATATCAGGATTAAAACCAAATTTAAAAACACGTTTATGATATGGGATTTGATTACGAGAAACCTGTAATTCAAAAGGCTCGTTTCTTCCCCATCTTGTTACACTACTAGCAAGTGACATAATTTAAAATCCTTTTTAACGTATTGGTTTACGCGCTTTACCAAAGCCCTGAACTTGTGGTGGAGTTTTATCAGTAACTGGGCGCATATCCTCATAAATTTCCATAGGTGTTGCTGGAGTATAGTCAGGACTATCCATATTGTTATTTTTTACCTTACGTTCTTTTAGTGGACCAGTAGTATCAGCTTCCATTCCTTTATCTTTTTTATTCATGACTTATATCCTCCACCAGCTTTTTTATATTTACTGGCTAATAGTTGAGCTTTACGTGCTGACCATTGACCTGCTTTACCGCCTTTAGTTCCAGCTTTAATTGATTCAAATAATCTTTTACGCATAGTAGGTTTAGTATAATTACCTGCTTTATTAACTGTTGATTTCTTTTTCTTTAAAACCATTTTTATTTCTCTACTGGTTTATTGCAAGTACATTTACAAGTTTCTGGATTACAGTTTTTACATTTACAGTTACAAGTTTTACAAGCCATTTTAATAGCCTCTCATTGCTTTACCCATGCCGCGTTTGCAGCCAGCTTTACGTATCTTACCACCAGATTTATATTTAATACGTCCACCTTTTTTATTTTTAGAATAATCTTCTTCTTGTGGAAGAGTTTCGTATGAACCTAAACCAAATGGTAAGTTGACTTTATCTCTACCTTTTTTAGAATCAATTTCAGGTAAGAAATCTAAACCAAATAAACGATCACGTTTTTTCTTAGCTGGTTTACGTTTTTTCATAGAGTTCGAATCATAATCATCATCAGCTTCTCCTGTGTATTTTTTTGTATAGTCAAATACTTTAGCTTTTCCTTTCGGGGAAACTGAAAGTTTTTTAGAAGCAGGTTTACGTTTTTTCATTGACTCAGTATCATAATTTTCAGTCGTATCTGCTGAGTATTGTTGAGCGTTTTTCATTTTTTTACTCTTTATTAAAGCAGCAGCGTTAGCTTTCATTTTTTGTGCTGCTGCTTTTTGTTCAGCAGTTATTCTTTTTGGAGGTATTGGCAATGAAACAGTAACTTTAGATTTAGGTTTAGGTTTAGCCGTTTCAAGTTTTTTTTCTGCGGTAGTTATTGCGTTCTTTACAGTTGTTGTTCCGCTTCCTCCTAAACTTTTTCTTAATTGATCTACTAGTTTTTCCATTAAAGTTCGTTCTTTAGGAACTTCAGGATTTAACCTTTTAAGACGTTTAAGACGTTCTTGTTCAATACGTTTAAGATCAACTTTCGTATTTGTATTTTTAAGTCCTGTTTCTGGACCTAATACAGGATTAGATGATTTAGTAGCCATCTTACATTCCTTTCTTTTTGTACGGTCCTTTTCCAAACCCACGCATAGCTTTACCGCAACCAATAGTGCCACCAGATGCACGTTTTACAGTTTTTTTAGTTCCTATCTTACCACCATAAGATCGTTTAACTCCCGGTACTCGTGCTACCATTCCAGTTTTAGGATCATCAATTCTTTTATTAATTAAAGAAATTTGCTCTTGTAAAGAATTTATATCTTCGTTATTTTCTTTCTTTAAATTTTGATTATATTGTATACCACTAATTCTTTCTTTAGGAGTTTTTGAAGTATTTAAACCTTTATTTGCTTGCTCAATTTCTTTATTTTGTTTTTGTAAAGCTTTAATTTTCTTTTCAAGTTCACTTATTTCTTTTTTATCTTTATTTACCGCTCTTTGTACTCCTGCACGTTTTCCACCTGCTTTTTGCATATCACTAAGTGCGCCGGGATCATTACCTTTTAACTCTTTACCTAATGATGATAGATCAGCTGGTTGAGTAATATCAGCTGCATCGTTACCAATACTTTTACTAAGTGCTTTATCAGCAGTAGAAGCTTTTTTATTTTTTACCACTTTTTTTGCAACTTTTTTAACGCCTTTTAAAAATTTACTAGCAGCCATTTTACTTACTCCGTTTATTGTTATGAATTGATCCACCACAGCTTCGCATCATTGCTTTGCCATATCCTTTTGTAGCCTTACCGCAACCTACCATACCACCAGACCTCTTTTGATTAGTACGACCAGATTCGTAAACTTTAATTAAATCTTCAGCTGATAAGTTATCCATTTCTTCAGGCTCAAGATTAATCTTACCTCTCATTGCATCACGAATTTGATCAGGTGTAGCTTTAGGGTCTTTAGGCGTAGAGAAATTTCTTGGTGTTTCAACTCCACCTGCTCTTTCCATTTGAGACAAACGACTCATAAACTCAGATTTTGGCTCACGACGTTCAGATTCTTTTTGAGCAGCTTTTAAAGCCTGACGAGTAGGTTTAACACCTGAACTCGCTCCTTTACCAATTACAGTTGTCATAGCTGCTTCAGGACGCTTACGCATTCCTTTACGAGTTTCTTCACGAATACTTTCTTTTGATTGTTCTTTAACTGGAGATTTACGCGCACGTTTAGTTCCCATTGGTGTTTTAACAGGTGATCCTTCAACTTTATTAACTTGTTTAATTTTTTCTACTTTAGCAGCTTTCATAAATGATTTAGCTTGTCTTGGACTAAAGTTTTTAAAAGTTAATTTTTCTCCGTGTTTTTTAAAGAATGCAGCACCTTCTTTAGTTGATACTTGCTTTCCTTTACCTTTAATTTTATCAGCATCTGCAGCGGCAGCTTGAACTTTAGCATCAGTAGTAGCTTTAGCCTTTTGAGATTTTTTTACTGATTTTTTAAGTCCTTTTACAGTACCTGTAAATAATTTACGACTTGCCATAATTTCTTTCTCCTTTAATTAGAATATGCAATTACTGTGTTGTCAGCACCTGCTGGTGATGCAGGAGCAGCCATATCGTCTCTACGAGTACGGCGAGCTTGATTTCGTAGGGTCTCAACAGCTTGCATATATCTTTGCTCAAATAGCTGAACTGCTGAAAAGTTTTTAGTGAACACCATAGCTTCAACCATTGAAGCATTGAATAAAGCATCATAACAAATCTCAGTAAAATAATTAGTGGGGTTTGCAGATGTTAGGGTTACAGGTCGAGCAACAGTCATTAAGATACCGTCTGATGTTGAAGCAGGTGTAGGTGCAAGACGTACACGAGTATCTGTAACTCGTGAGTAATATCTTGGTACTTCAGTTGAAGCACTTGTAGGCCATACTGCATTTAAAAACTCATCAGTCTTTAACAATAAATTAATTTTAGAACCGTTATTAATCAGATTAAAATTCTTTACGATGCGTGTACCAGTAGGAAGAGTGATTTCTGCATTACTAGCAGAAACTGCAATTGATGTTTGAACAACTAAACCATAATCATCTAAATCTCGCGTTAGTCTTTCTTCAGAACGATTGACCATGTTAGGAACATAAGCTAAAAACTCAGTTCCATCATTTTCACACGCACTGATAATATCATTTACAAGATAAGTATAATCGGTCATTTATATATTATCCGTAGAATACTGTAAGAGTTGCTGCAGATGTAGGCGCTGTTACTGAAACAAGACCATCTACACGAACACCTAAATCAGTCCAATCTAAATAAGCTGATCCAGTTACATCAAACTTAACAATGTTTCCTGCAATTGTTCCTAATGCAGTTGTAGAAGTTCCATCTAAAACATAGATGCCTGAACCAGTAGCATGAATAGATCGAATACGAGTGTCAGCAACTGTAACACTTGTAGTAATGTCTACAAGTACTCCACTACCTACAAGAAAAGCTGAACGAATATTTGTTGTCACAATTACATCTCCTTTAAAGTCTATTATAATTATATAGCATCGTTAAATTTAATTATAGTAGTATAAAAGGATTTAAACAAACAAAGAAAAAAAGAAAGAGCCTCCGAAGAAGCTCTTTCAATTTAACTTTTTTAGAACGATTTAGAAATCGTCTAGATTGTAACTTCCAGTATCAGCTTGAACCAGAAGCACCGCGCCACTGACGCCAGTCACTCCAACCGAAAGCATAACGCTCACGAGACTTGAAGCGCATGTTACCCGTATCGAAATCAGGCTCCATTTTGGTTTGGAGAGGAACGCGAACGAACATCTTCGTACCATTAGGAACGTCAGTCTTTAGGAACCATGCGTTGGTATCCGTAAAGCGACGGTTAACATAGAACCCATCAGAAACAACAGACTGATTGCGAATTGCATTGATGTTGTTCTGTGCGTATGCAGATGAACCACCTGCAACCGTTGTACCCGGCGAGTTGAGTACCTGATCTGCAGTATAGATAAGATCAGATGGAATGTGAAGTGATTCAGTTGAAGCACCAATCAAAATACCACGATCATCTTTAATTTTAGTTACTGCAATCGTTGCGGTTTCAAGAGCAGCTTCTGAGAAATCAGTTGCTCCTACAGTGTTAGATTGATTTCCATCACCAATAGTTGGGTGAGAAGCTGAAATCAAAGGTTGACCGTCACCACCGTTATAGCTTGTAGAAAACGCATTGTTAAATACGTCTGCAGCTTTAACCTGTTTGGTGTTAGCCATAGCACGAGCTAGACCTTTAGCACGAACCTT